GATTGATCTGAATGTGCCGCGCAACTGGCGCTACACCCATGAAAGCCAGCAGGTGCTCTTTGCGGGCGATCTCGGTTTTGCGCATGTCACAGCAATCCAAGATCAAGAGATCACCTGGGGGCGGGGATGAGAACGATGACGCGCATCCCGCATTGGGAACAGCTGTTTGCTGCCGCTATAACTGATGCCCGCACGCGCCCCTTCGCTTGGGGCCAGCATGATTGCGCAACCTGGGCCTTTGATCTGCGCCGGGATCTGACGGGCGGGCCGGATCACGCCGCTCTCTGGCGAGGGCGGTACCGTACGCCCGGTGGCTGCCAGCGGGTGTTGCGCCGGTTAGGTTGGAAGACGCTTGAAGACGGTGGGCGCGCCCTGCTTGGAGAACCGCTGCCCGATCCGCGGCTGGCACAGCGCGGCGATTTGGTTCTGGGCGGAGAGCCTGAGGCCTTTGGTGTGTGTATCGGCGCGCGGGCCGCCTTCGTTGCGCCTGGTGGTCTGTTGACCCTGCCGCTTAACTCTTGCCGTCTCACTTGGAGAAGCTGATCCATGCCACCCATTATCATTGGCGCCGTCGCACTTGGCGGTGCGGCGATTGCGGCGGGCGGCGTGGCGGCCGCTTTTGCAGCGACGGGTCTGATTGGCTTTGCCGCCAACTTCGGCGCGTCGATGCTGCTCTCAGCGGCGGCACAATCCATGATGCCCAAGCCCGCAGTGGGCCAGATCGCCTTGCAGGCCCGCACGGTGACCGTGCGCGAGCCAGTGATGCCACGCCAGATGGTTTACGGCAGGACGCGCAAGGGAGGTGTGATCATCTTCCTGCATTCCACGGGGGAAATGGACAAAGACCTGCACCTTGTCGTGGTCGTTGCCGCCCACCGGGTGAAGTCAATTGGCGCGATCTACTTCGAGGGTGAGATGGCGGTGAATGCCTCAGGGGTCGCGCAAGGCCGGTGGGCGGGCAAACTCGCGGTCGAGAAACGCCTCGGGCGTGACGATCAAAGCGCATTCGCGGGGCTGATCACGGCCGCACCTGATCTCTGGACGCCCGCGCATCGGTTGGCAGGCTGTGCTGCGATCTATCTGCGGCTGACCTATGATCCGGATGCCTTCCCGAGCGGGATCCCGAACATTACTGTCGATCTGGAGGGCAAGGACGATATCCTTGATCCACGCATTGGCGCGCGCGGCTATACTGAGAATGCAGCGCTTTGCGTGGCTGACTACATGGCGCATCCCGTCTATGGCATTGGGGCGGGTATTGACGCTCCCGACGGGATCGAGACCGACAGCCTGATTGAGGCGGCAAACATTTGTGATGAACAGATCGTGCTTGCAGGCGGTGGTACCGAGCCACGCTACAGCTGCAATGGGGTGGTCTCGCTCTCGGAAACCCCCAAGACCATTATTGAGGCGATGCTGACCGCGATGGCCGGGCGCTGCATATGGCAGGCCGGCCAATGGCGCATGCGCGCGGGCGCCTACCGGATACCATCAAGCCTGCTCACAGCGGATGATGCGCGCGAGGGTGGCATGACGCTGACCACGCGCCAAACCCGCGCGGCAAACTTCAACGCGGTGCGCGGCCAGTTCGTGAGCCCGCAGAATAACTGGCAGCCTGACGACTTCCCGGCCTATGCCTCTGAGACCTACCGGTTGGAAGACGGCGGCGAACAGGTCTGGCGCGATATCGCGCTGCCCTTCACGATCTCGGCGGCAATGGCGCAGCGGTTAGCCAAGATTGAGCTAGAGCGCGCACGGCGGCAGATGCGCGTGCGGTTCTCGGGAAAGCTCAAAGCCTGGCGTGTGGCCGCAGGCGAGACGACGCTCTTGCGCTATTCCCGCTGGGGCTTTGGCGGTCCAGATCCAAATGATGGCAAACCTTTTGAGGTTGAGGCTGTGCGGCTGGACCTGACGCAGGTGGGGTCCGGCCCGCGTATCGCTCCAGAGCTTTTGCTGCGTGAGACCTCTCCACTGGTCTATGACTGGGACGCCAGCGAGGAACAGATCTATGCGGCTGCCCCGCGCACGACGCTGCCCTCGGCCTTTGACATCGCACCGCCAGGTGCGCCGCAGGGCGAGGAGGAGCTCTACGTCACGCGCGATGGCTCGGCGGTAAAGGTGCTGTTGCGCGTGCGTTGGACTGCAGCCCAAAGCGGCTTTGTCGAAAGCTACCAGTTCGAGGCCCGCCGCGATGGGGGCGCGTGGCAAGATTACGGGCGCACGAGCGGCACGCTGATCGAGCTACGCGATATTGCGCCAGGCCAATGGGACTTCCGCGTCAAAGCGGTCTCTGTGCTGGGTGTCTCCTCCCCCTGGCGCGACGGTACGCTGGAGGTGGTAGGTCTGACGGCACCGCCGGCGGTCCTCGAAGGTCTGACCATCCAGTCGGCAGGCGGTCTGGCGGTGTTGAAATGGCAGCGGGCGGTTGATGTCGATGTGCGCGTGGGTGGCAGCGTCATCATTCGCCATAGCAAGGATGCAAATGCCTCTTGGGCGAACTCGACGCTGATGGACCGCGTCTCAGGCGGTGAAGCCATTGCGGTCGTGCCCCTGAAACCTGGCACCTATCTTTTGCGCGCCGAGGACAGCGAGGGGCGCATTGGCCCCGTCAGCACGGTCACAACCAAGGGCGTGCAGATCTTGAGTTTTGCGCAGCTGAACACGCTGTCGGCGGATCCGGGTTTTGCTGGTCAAAAAACTGGTCTGGTGACCACCGCAGGGACGCTGAAACTGGAAACTGGGATCGACGCGGCTGGCAGCCCTGTCGTGCTGGCAACCGAAGGGCTCTACCAGTTCGATGGGATGCTCGACTTTGGGGCGCTGAGGCGCGTGCGCTTACGCTCGGACATCTTGGTCGGTGCCTCAGCCCTGTCGGATTACATCGATGACCGCATGACGCCCATCGATACTTGGGCCGACTTCGACGGCTCCGAAGGTGCTGATATCGACGTTGTGCTCGAGGTGCGCGAAACCGATGACGATCCGGCAACGGCAAACCCGCTTTGGGGCCCATGGGGACGGATCGACAACAGCGAGATTGAGGCGCGCGCGGTCGAGGCGCGGGCATGGCTCAGAACAAGCGACCCCGCATTCACGCCGATCGTATCGGAGTTGCGGCTGATAGCAGATGAGGTGGCCTAGTGTCTCAAGTTCCAAGCTTTGTGATCATCAACGACAATGGCGCGGCGGTGCGCGCGCAGATCAACCAGATTGTTGCAGCGCTGAGATCGACCAGCAGCGGCGCGACTGCCCCAACGGCAACCGCGCCCGGCATGCTCTGGCTGGATACCAGCACCACGCCGCCGACGCTCAAGCTGCGCAATGTGGCCGATGCCGCGTTCGAGTCGCTGCTCGACGGCGGCGAATACTGACCGATGCCACGAAATGAACATGACCACGGGAGGCGCCCATGACCGAGCCGGGCTTTCTAGAAACACTGAACAGCCTGTTTGGCGGGGCGGTGACCACGCTGATCGGCGCCTTTACGGGGCGGCTCATGTATCACTCGGGCGAGGTCAAGCTTGGCCGGCGGCGGTTTTTTGGCAAAGAGCTTTTGTGGGAAATCCCTGTCGCCATCGGCATGGCCATCATTGGCGAGGCTGTTGCAAGTCACTTTGATCTTGGCCAGCCGGTGCGCACAGGTTTGGTGGCCACGCTGGCGTATCTGGGGCCGCGCGGGGCGGAGGCCCTGATGACGGCCTGGCTTTGCCGCAAGAAGTAACCTCGCATCTACGCGTTCATCTCTTGATGTTCAGCGGGGTGAGGCCATCTGAATGCCAGTGAATGGATAAAGGGAGGCGTTTTCTTATGACTGATATTGCTCAGGTTCTCAGCAAGGTATCCACGGCTGCTGATCCGGTCGACGGTCTGCGCTCTGCCGTTTTGTCACAAGATGGATTTTGGCCTGCGCAACAGACCGGCATCGGGATTTATGAAGTTCAACTCTTTGGCGTGGTTGGCATTGGCCCGTCGCAAGCGGCCGCAGTCGATGACTGGGTTGTGCAAGCCAAAGCGTATGTACGCGCAGCAGCCTAAAGCAGACGTCGCCTAATCAGCCCGACCCGCGGCGCTCCGCAATTATTTACGACCACCACAGCCGCCCTTTCGGGGCGGTTTTTTGTTTGGGAAAACATCATGACACCATTTGAAATCGCCCGCGGCTATATCGGCACCACCGAGGGCCCCGGCCCCGAGAACAACCCTATCATCGTCGAGATGTATGCTTCTGTCGGGCACGATTGGGTTGAGCATGACAGCGTTGCTTGGTGCGCCGCCTTCGTCGGCCATTGTGTGGAACAAGCCGGCATCCGCTCGACGCGCAAGCTGACCGCGCGGTCCTATCTGGACTGGGGCATCCCGGTCGATATTGCGGATGCGCAGCCTGGCGACATCGGGGTGATCCCGCGGGGCTCATCCAGCTGGCAGGGGCATGTGTTCTTCATCGACCGGATTGAAGGTGCATGGGTCTGGGGCTTGGGCGGCAACCAGTCCGATGCGGTCAATGTAAAACGCTATCCCATCTCTAAGCTCTTGGGTGTGCGGCGCGCGGGTCATGTGGCGCCTGCCGTCAAGATGAGCGTCCGCGATGTGCAGACCCGCTTGCGTGCACTTGGCTATCACGAGGTGGGAGCGGTTGACGGGGACATAGGCCCGCGCACACGGGCGGCTATCCTCGCCTTCCGCGATGACCATGCGCTGCCGCTGGTGCCAAACATCGATGTGGCACTGGCCGAGGCGCTGGAGCACGCCGCACCGCGCGAGGTCGCCCCTGCGCGCGCCGCGGGCAGCCCAGAGCAAAGCCGCATAATTGCCGCCGCCAATGCCAAGATCGGGCTGGGCGTTGTGGGTGCCGCTGGCACGCTTGGCGCCCAGATCGCACCCGCCTTGGCTGAGGCAGAAGAGGTGCGGGATCTGGCGGCGCAGATGATTGCGCTTTTTGGGATGGAGAGCTGGCTTCCCGCTGCCCTGCCGTGGATCGGCATCGCGGTATTTGTCGGTGTCATTCTCTACGCGCTGAAGGCACGGTCCGCCCGCATTGACGATCACCGCACAGGGCGCACGCCATGATGATGAGATTGCCAGCCCTGCTGAGCGTGATCGCCGCCTTGCTCGCTGGATGCGCGACTGAGCATCAAGGCCCTGGGCTGATGGTCTGCGACTGGGCCGCACCCATCCGCCCCTCACGCGCTGATCAGATGACAGATGCCACCGCGCGCCAGATCCTCGCCCATAATGAAACCGGCGCCCAGCTCTGCGGGTGGCAGCCATGAGCGTCTCCACCATGACCGAGGGTCCCGCGGTGATGATCGGCTATCCATGGCGCTTGCAGATCGAGGCAGCCGCCCCCGTTTTTGTCGAAGGGGCCGACTACGCTGGGCAGCTGCGGGTGCGGGCCAGTGATCCAACAGTACTTGCCACCATCAGCAGCGCCGAGGGTGGTGTGCTGCGCGTGAGCGACACGGTCTTGGAGTTGGCGCTACGTCCTGATCAGACCGGAGGCCTGGCACCCGGGCGGGTGGTCCTTGATCTCGTGCGCGTTGACGTTGATCCCGATCTGCATCTGGGCTTCTTCCTTGAGATTCCAGTCATGCTGCCGGTGACGCGGGGGCTTGCGCCATGAGCCTCGCGCCCTCCCAAACCGGACCCATCACGATCAGCGCACCTGTGGCAGTTCGTATCGCGACCGGTCCTTACCGCATTCGGATCGGTGGCCAGCCCGGGCCGCAAGGCGCGATTGGTCCGCAAGGCGACAAGGGCGACCAAGGCGATCCCGGCATCACCATCCTACCCACCGACACCCCCATCAACGGAGGCTTCTTCTGATGGCCAATACGATCCAGTTCAAACGCCGCCAGGCCGGCAAATCTGGCGAGGTCGCCCATAACGAAGTCGATGACACGCTCTACATCGGCAAGGGCGATGACGGCGTGGGCAATGCCACGGCCATCTTGCCTCTGGCCGGACGCGGGGCCTTTGTTGAGCTGACCGGTGCGCAGAGCGTTGCGGGCGCCAAGACATTTTCGATTGTGCCCAAATCCAGCCAGGATGCGAGCGCCAGCACCGATCTGGTGCGTAAGTCCCAGTTCGATGCCGGGCTCGCGGGCAAGGCGGCCGCCAGCCATAGCCATGCCATCTCGGAGGTCAGTGGCCTGCAAACAGCACTGGATGGCAAAGCCGCAAGCTCCCACAGCCATGCCATTGCAGATGTGACAGGGCTACAGACGGCGCTGAACGCAAAGGCGGCGTTGGCCTCGCCCGGCTTGACCGGCGCGCCAACGGCACCCACAGCGACAGGCGGGACAAATACAACGCAGATCGCCACCACTG